ACAATACATACTTAGGAACAAACACAAGGTTTGTAATTGATAACACAGGCAACGTAGGGATTGGAACGAGTAGTCCAACATGGAAGTTAGACGTTTCAACGGGAGCAGGTGCAAGTGAGACATATTTTGGAAGAGCAATTACGACAGATGGAATACGAGTGTTAAGTACGTCAGGAAGAACAGGTTACATAAGTGAAGTAGCAAACGCATATAGTACTAAAGGAGGTGAAGCATTGTATTATGCTATTTTCCCTTTCGATTCGGGGCATAATGGTTATGCTTACAGAACAAGTGTAGGTACAACGCTGACTGATACATATTGGACTGACTATGATGGAAACGGTTATTTTGCAGGAAACGTAGGCATAAATACATCATCACCTGCCAAGCAGCTTGAAATAGAAAACACAGGTGCTGATGCTACGATGCTAATTCAGACAACAAATGACCACAACGCTTATATCGAATACCAAAACAATTCAGGAGGCGGTGGACTAAATTATAGAACTGGGGTAACTACTTTAGAGCATTGGGACATATCTTCTTCAGGACAGACCATGCTGCGTTTGGATAGGGCAAATAATAGAGTTCAAGTGATAGACCAAGAATTGAGAGTATCTTCTACTGGTTCGGAGCACGTCTTTTTCAATACAGACAACTGGGGAATAAGAGACCAATTCGCAAATTTAAAATTGTACTTTGATGCCAGTTCGAGCAATCCACTTGGTACGTCAATGACTACTTACAACAACGACCTGTATTGGGTATTTGATAGTGCTACTGATGATTATCGTCTCCGCACAGGTTCATATGATAATCTTAAATATGAAAAGACCACAGGTACTGTAGGAGAGTATTTTGAGTTGGGTTTTGATGAATTCAAAGTATATAGCGAGACTGACTTTTTCACTTTAACAAAAGTAGACCACACAGGAGGATTTCCTGTTACGGCAAGTTATGAATTTACAGATGGTGGTTACATACGCACAAGCACAGGAATAGAACACAAAGGCGATTCAGATACGGAGATGTTTTTTTCTAATGATATTATTCGATTCTATGCTGGTGGCTATGATTTACTACATCTTGAAGAACGAGCGGGACTGGTAAATAGGGTTGTAATAAATGAAAATAGTACAGCTTGTGAATTTAGAGTAGAAAGCGACACAGATGAATATGCAATATTTATGGATGGCATAAGCGGTGATATTGGTTTTGGTACGAATACGCCAAGTGCAGAACTTGATGTGGTAGGAGATACGGAGCTGAATGGTGATTTACTCATAACAGATGGCACAAGGATATTTAAGATAACACAGAATGTAAATGGTACTCAAATAGGAGATGTTTCGGGTTCTGGTGGTAATGATTTAAACCTACAATCTAATTCAGTTACAAGAATAAATATTGAAGCAGAGGGAAGAATAAATATTAATGATGTATTGAATTTAAATCCATTGTCTACTGCTCCTAATTCTGGGACAGAGCAGGATGGAGACATTTATTTACACGACACAGGCTCAGCATATGAATTAAGAGTTTGGAATGGTTCAAGTTGGCAGACATTATAAACCAATAATATGATACGAGTAAAGACATCTTACGACAACAGACAAGGCTTCATTAAACTTGATTTCAGTGCAGTAGACATATGTTCTGATGACAAAGTAGCGGAAGCACTTGAAATGCTATTAGAGACAGTTTCAGAGTCCTTTATGGAGCAAATACAGACAATAAAGGGAAGTGGTAATTTCCTATGCCCTGACGAAAAAATTAATTATGGAAATGATACAATAAAACAATAAAATAATTATACAATGAAAACAACAATGACACTTATGGCATTTGCATTCTGCCTTACAATGAATGCACAACAGGATAGCACTATCATTCTTGAAGTGCCTATTAAAGAAGCTATTAATTCTGAGAATTTTGCCAAGTACACGAGGGAGCAGCATTCGCATTTATACGAAGATGTGGCGGAGATGAAATTCACGAGGAATGGAAAGGCGTTCTTGCTATCTGAGGCTGATACAAACGTGGTTTGGAAACCTGCCTTTGATGTGTGTTCTACTTGCTTTGAATTAAGACACAGAAAGTATTTTATAAAGTTTTGGGACAAAGAGATACCAGTAATGGATAGTCTTGGTAATGTCATTGATTACAATTTTAAGTCTGGGTTTGAGATAGTAGCAAGACCGAAGAGGAAGTAATATTTTATAAACAAATAAGAATAATTATGCCAACTAGTAAAAAAGATCCAAGATTGGCAAGAGTTGGAGTATCGGGCTATAACAAGCCCAAGCGTACTCCAAAGCACCCTACGAAGTCTCACGTTGTTGTTGCTAAAGAGGGTAGTAAAGTAAAGACTATCCGCTTTGGTCAGCAAGGAGCTAAAACTGCTGGTAAGCCTAAAAAGGGCGAGTCAGAGCAAATGAAAAAGAAACGTGCAGCTTTCAAGGCTCGTCATGCCAAGAATATCAAGAAAGGTAAAATGTCGGCTGCATACTGGGCTGACAAAGTAAAGTGGTAGGACGGTTATTAAAAAATAATAATTAATCAAAAACACTATTATGGATCGTATTGATTGGAAGAAGTATTATAAAGAGATAGATACTCTTATCAGAGACGGACAAACGGATACTGAGATAGCGACATTCTTGCATTCTAAGTATCTAAAAGACTACAATCTTGGTTCTATTCGCAGGAGGATAGGTAAGCTAAAGAAGGCAGGTAAGGTTGGCAATGGAAAGCCCAAAGAGGTATTCAGCGATAAGAAGGAGGGAGAAAAGGTAAATTGGAGGGAGTATGCTAAGATTATAAAGAAGCATCAGAAGTTGAAGAAGAAGGTTTCCAAGCACCAAGATTATTTAAAGTTCAATATCCCTACAGATGAGACTATTTGCGTTATGGTACTTGGAGATACCCAGCTTGGTTCTTTTGGTACGGATTATGAGCTATTTGAGGCTCTTACAGACGAGATCATAAGCACCCCTAACCTCTATGTCATCATAGTGGGAGATATCCTTCAGATGGCGATTAAAATGCGTGGTGTGGCAGAGGTATTAGACAATGCGATTAGTCCAAGTATGCAGATGGATTGGCTAGAGAGTTGGTTGGAAGAGATAGAGCATAAGGTGATAGCATCTACTTGGGATAATCACTCTGTAATGAGGGAAGAGAATCAAGTGGGTTATTCTTTATATGAGAGGATATTTGCTTCCAAAGTTCCTTTCTTTAGGGGTATTGGAGAGATAGAGCTTACTGTTGGAAAGCAAGAGTATAAGATTGCTGCCTCTCACTTTTTTAGGGGTAAGTCGATGTATAATAAGGCTCATGCTCCTATGCGTTATATGAGGGAGATGGCTAACCACATAGAAATTGCCGTTCAAGGGGATTTCCATCAGCCTGGCATCTTGGTACAAGAGTTTGGAGGTACTATGCGCTATGCTATTGTCTGTGGGTCTATACAGACCAATTCCACTTATGCCAAGAGGTTTTTCAGCTTGAGGACTTTACCTAATATGCCTTGTTTCACCTTGCATCCGGAAGAGCATATCATAAATACCTATAATACGATTGGTCACTACCTAAATAGATAATTTTGTTTTTTTTTCAAGTCTTTTTGATATTATATATCTTTGGGTATGGACTTTCTCGCTCTCATAAAGGATTACTATGAATTTTTCATAGGCGTGATTACTGCCGGTGTCTCTTGGTTCGGCATAGGTCGTATTACGAGGAGGAATAAGATGGTAGAGATGGATTTGGATAGCAAGGATGCCATGCTTAATCAAATAGAGAAGCTAAATTTAAAGCTGACAGGCTTATTTGACAAGCAAGTGCAAGATGCCCAAAGTAGGTTGAAATTAGAGCTTACCATACAGAGGTTGGAAGCAGAATGTACTGACTGCGTTCAACGTATTTTAAAAATAATCGAAGAAGAGGGCAATGAGCAGAATAGCTAATGAAATTGACTCTCTAGACAAAAAGCTAGACATCCTCAAGCGGATGACATTTCAGACCTATCAAGGATGGAGTTGGCTTAAAAGCATCAAGGTTGGTGAGGTTATAAAGTTTTCCAATGGTGTTATATCGGAGAAGGTGGAGCATTCCACTTATTTTCTGAAGTTTAAAGTGACCATTCCTCCCAATACTGTTTTTCCGGAACATTGGCATGACTGTGATGAGATGATTAGTGTGGTTGAGGGTACTATTTATGAGGATGAATTGGGCATAAATATAGGCAAGGGTCAAAATTGTTTCATTCCTAAAAAAACTCCTCATGCCCCTCGTAGTGGGGGTTCTACGGCTACTGTTATAGATATTATGTTCGTACAGTAAAAAAAAATCACTCAAATATTTGCTTTTGTCTAAGGAGGTAGTTAGATTTGTTGTTATCAAACTAGCAGAAATGAATTTAAACTATCACATCAACCACCTCCAAAAAGCGGAAGACATCTTATGGATGATCCGCAATCTTGATGGGAGGATAGCAGTCAACGAATCTTCATTAGCCAATTATAAGGCTTTAGGCTTCACATCTTTAGTTTATAGGTATGAACGTCAGCTTAATCTGAGAAGAGAGCTTAGGGGGCGTTTGGTGAAGTATTACAAGAAATATTTACTAACAATAATAAACGAGATATGACAAAGTTAAAGACTATTGACATTAAGGGTAAGGCTTACGTTACGGTAAATGAGCGTATCAAAGTATTCCGACAAGAACATCCTAATTATGCTATTATTACATCTATGACTCACTTTGGTGATGGGCAGTGTATTTTTAGGGCAGAAGTTTATGATGACAAAGAGCGTTGTATTGCCGTTGGTCATGCCCATGAGAAGGAGTCTTCTTCCTACATTAATAAGACGAGTTACATAGAGAACTGTGAGACATCAGCCATTGGTAGAGCATTGGGTTGCATGGGTATCGGAGTTGATGATTCTTATGCCTCTGCTGACGAGGTTATCAATGCTATGTCTAATCAAGGCAAAAAAGATGCCTCTGTAGTGCCTCAGAGCGTCATAGAGAGCGTTTCTCTTGCCCTAGAAGGGGTAGGTACTATATCGGCTCTTATGTCCGCTTACAAGCAACATGAGAGCGAAATAGAGCAATATCCATCTATTAAGGCTATGTTCACACAGAGGAAACAACTTATTAAGAAAGCTCAAGACGTTGCTCAATGAATAAGAGAAAAAATGAATTAGAGAAGTTGGGTGGCATAGGTGCTTCCGAGATAGGTAAGTTTTTTACTGGTCAAGGCATGAAGGCGAGGACTGCCCATACTTGCATCTTAGAGAAAGCTGAAGAGCTTATCTATGGTCAGAGGAGGGATTTTACTACTATCGCTATGCAACATGGCATCTTCAACGAGGAAGAGGCATATCATAAGGTGGTAAAGCCTATGTATCCCAATGCAATACACAGAAACGATGAGTCTATATTTATTAAGGATGAGTTGTGGGCTACTCCAGATGTAACTGATGATGTAGAGGGCATAACTATAGATATTAAGTGTCCATATAGTGTGATGAGTTACTTTAATAACATAGCCACTATCCCTAATACCTACAAGGCTCAGATGCAATGTCAGATGTTGGCTACTAAGCATAAAGAGTCTGCACTATGTTTTTTCCTCACTAGCACTCAGATTGATGGCTATGGCAATAAGATAGAGTATGACATACCATTAGAGAAGAGATTTTGTTTTGTGCATATAGATCCTGAGTTTGATTTTCAGAAGGAGATAGAGG